TCTGCATCACAATGAGCAGAGTATAAAATCTATTGAAGGTGTCAACATCGCATGGGTTGAGGAGGCGCAAACAATTACACAGAACTCAATTGAAATTCTCACACCAACAATTCGTGAGGAAGGTTCACAAATTATTTATACATACAACAGACTCATGGAAGAAGACCCTGTTCACAAACGTCTTGTGATTGAGGGGAGACCGAACACACTCAAGATCAATGTGAACTATGACATCGCTATCAAGTATGGGTGGATGGCAGAAGTGCTCATTGCTGAAATGGAGGATGACAAGAAGAATCGACCATCATTGTATAAGCACAAGTGGCTTGGTGAACCGTCCTCAGTTGAGGGACGTATCTATCGTGATTGGCTCATGGTTGAGGCTATACCGCACGAGGCGCGTCGTGTGGGGCGGGGGCTGGACTTTGGGTACTCTGTAGACCCTGCGTCGGTTATAGACGTGTATGAGTACAATGGAGGATACATTCTCGATGAGGTTGTGTATCGTAAGGGGATGACTAACTCTGAGATGGCGAATGTTCTCAAAGAGGGAGACATACTTACGGTAGCGGACAGTGCTGAACCTAAGAGTATTGATGAGTTGAAGTCATACGGCATTACGATTGTACCGGCTGAGAAGGGTAAGGATAGTGTGCTTCATGGCATACAACTCTTACAGGCTCAGAAGATAAGTGTCACTGCTCACTCACAGAATCTATGGAGAGAGTACAACACGTACATGTGGGATAGAGACAAGGATGGCGTGTTGTTGAGTAGGCCTGAGAACGGGGCTGACCACGCACTCGATGCGTGTAGGTATTTCTTGCAACGTCACTTACGGAAAGATTTGAATGATACTAAAGAGTTTTATGATGGACTCGCTATACGAGCCAAGATGCGCGTGAAGTTTGCAAAACCGAGAGCGGGCTTGCGCTAGTTTTATGTTATAATTATAAACACTATGAAAATCTACGACTATGTTGAAGGTCTGAAAACATTTTACGAAACTCGTACAATTCCACTTCAGTCTGGTGACGACTATTCTCAGTACCAACTTATTAGAGCTGTAAACTTTGCACGTCGTTCACGTTATCTTGATGAGAATGCGTATGACGATATTATTGGTGATTACCCATACGATAACATCTCAGAGTATCGTATTCGTCTTGAGGCACGTTCAACAGATCGTGACATTAAGCACATGGAAGTGGAGCCTGTTGATGCTTCGGATGAGGCGCGTGTGTCATCTATGGTCGCAACAAAGGCTCTTCAGAAGAAGATGCGTGACATGCGTTTTGGTAAGACACTCAATGAGTATTCTGTAGTACGTCCTCGATATGGTGCAGTTCTATTTAAACGGGTTGAGACTGAGAATGGAAAGGACGTGTACATCGTGCCGTGGGAAAATGTTGTCACTGATATGACTGACATCCTCACGTCTCCAATTGTAGAGAAGCACTACTTCACTCCAGGTGCACTCAAGAAGCAGACGACATGGAATAACGTAGACCTCGCAATCACAACATCACGAGAGCGTAATAAAAACAAAGATATTGGTGACAAGGGAAATGCACTAGCTGACACAGTTGGTTCGTACATTGAAGCGTTTGAGTGTACAGGTGAGATTGATAAGGCAACACTACTCGAAGCACAAGATAAGGAATGGAAGCCAGAGGATTTGAATGAGTTTGTACTCGCTCGTATTATCTATGCTCCACTTGGTAAGGATAAGTCTGGTAAGAATACAGGTATTGTATTCCGAGCTGATGAAATTACTGAGGATGAGTACCCATACAAGTTAGATGTACGTCATCCAGTTATTGGACGTGCGTTTGGTGAGGGTATCCCAGAAGAACTTGCGGAACACCAGAGATGGCATAACTTCTACAAGACAGAAGAGGCACGGGCTGTAGCTATTGGTGGTAAGGTTCTATTCTACACTGATGACGGAAACGTTGTGGATAGTATTTACTCAGATGGTATTGACCACGGTACGATTCTCCAAGTTGGTGAGGGGCGTACATTCCAACAGCTCAACACTATCCCAAGTACTGTCCCTGTCTACCAGAACATAAATGAATCATGGGACACGTCAGCAGATAAGAAGACCAACTCATTTGAGGCAGTTATGGGAGAGGAGTCTAAGAGTGGTACACCATTCCGTGCGCAGTACTTGCAGAACATGGCGGGGACTTCACAGTTTGAGATGGAACTTGAGGACATGGGGCTATTCCTAGAGGAACTCATTGGAGACTGGATTCTTGAAGATGCACTCAATGAAGCGTCACAAGCAGGGGAGATTGATGATACGTTCACCAAGGAAGAGCTTGACCTTATTGACCGCACCATCATCAATAAGGAAATGATTAAGCGTGGTGCTGAGTCACTCATGCAGGGACAGCTTGTTACTCCAGAGATACAGGCAATAATGGAGAAGGATATAAATACAGATTTGAAGCGAAAGGGGGCACGACGCAAGATTACAGACATTCAAAAGTTCATTAAGAATGCAGGTAAGAAGGTTATTGCACGCACAACTGATGAGCAACGTTCTAAGGCAGTACTCTTTGAGTCATACAGTAATGCAATCAATCTTGCGAAGGGCATAGACAGAACAGACCCAGTACAACTTGCTCTCCGAGATAAGGTACTCGATATGATTGGGGTATCAGAACAGGAACTCATGCTCTATGTGAATCAAGCCATGCAGGCGGCAGAGCAGATGGCACCACAGGGAGGTCAGGTAAAGATGCAGACGAAAGAGATGAACTCAGAGCAGAGCGTGGCCCCGGTAATGTAATATGTGGACAGAGCGAGAAATAGACATAGCTAAGCAGTTACAAGAGCCAGATACGCTGGCTTTTCTGCGTAGGATATTCGTTGAGACCGCGACAAGTAAGGGGGAAGTCCTCGCATCCAACGTGGTCGCACTTGATGATGCTGAGTATGGACGCATTATGAAGGTTGTCTTCCTCAGTAAAGAGGAGAACAAAGCAAAGTTAAATCTCATTGCCAAAGTGTCGCATATGAAGCCGACTATTGCGGGAGAAGAGAAGCGTATTGCACCACTTGCGCCGAGATAATGTGTTATAATTGTATACAAGAGAAGAGCGACTCTACACCTCTAACTGTATAGGTTAAGTTTTTAAATATAAAAGGTCTCACTCACCTCCTTCGGGTTAAAGTGTTACAGAGCCATGTTTGTAGAAAACAATGAAGACGAGGTAGTTGATTCAGCTGAGACTACTACCACAGAGGAGGTATCAGATAATGATGCAGAAGATGCAAGCGCTACAGAAGGTGAAGTTGCGAAGACTACAGAAGGTGGCAAGCAACAGTCAGGTGAAACTCCAGAAGCAAGACGAGCCCGTATCAAGCGACAATACGAACGAGAGTTTGGTAAGCAAGGTACTGAAGGCAGTCAAGAAGGTAGCAAAGAAAAAGAAGTAGGAAGTGATGAGCGTTACCAGCGTCTTGAACTCAAGACTGAAGGTATCACTTCAAAGAAGGCACAGGATGTTGTACTAGAATACGCACGGTTTAAAGGGATTGACCCAGTAGAGGCTCTTAAATCTCCAATTGTAAAAGCGGAGATTGCAGAACTTGAAAAGAAAGTATCAGCCCCCGCACCATCAAAGCGTACTACTACAGGTGCCACAGATTCGTTTGAGTATTGGGCTTCACAAGCTCGTAAGGGCAACTTCCCTCGTGGTGACAAAGCCATGATGGAGAAACTCAAGAAAGCACGTATCTTCACATCATAAATTACACAGTTAAAATTAAAACTAATTTATCATGGCAAACGTATTTGCGTCAGATGTACAGAAGCAGTTTTATATGGACGGACTCCAGGATAACCTCCGCGACTCAGTCCCTATGCTTTTGGTTTCAGATGTTGAAACAGAAAACACAGAGTACATTGTTAATCGTTACGGAGCAGATGTAAGCGCACAGTCTACAAAGAACAGTCTTTACCGACGCGCTACAGGCTTCACATACAGCCGAGACAAGAAGTCAATCGATGAGATTGCAACCGTTTCAGATGTTATCCTTTATCAGGAACTCATGCGTGAGGGATTTGATATCGTAGCAGACCGACAGGATAAGCATGCATATGCTCTCCGACAGGCTGTACACCGACACTCAGTAACTACAGCTGTTCAGGCTGCTGGTTCAACACTCGACAATGAGGTTCTTGCAGGTTCACCATCAGCTGGAACTCCAATCACTCTCTCGACTTCAAACCCAGACGATGTTGCAGCAACTATCGTACAAATCCTCCAAGAGGAGAATGCATACGGTGAGGCTACTCCTTTCGTTATGATGACACCACGTCAAGCTAAGTTCTTCAACGTCTTTTCACAAGGTGCTGGATTCTCTACAGCTGACAAGGCTCTTACTAACAGCATCTTCACAGTAGCTGGTGGTACACGAGTTATCCGTGGTGCTCAGTCATTCGCAGGTCTCGATGTTATTGTTACCAACGAAATGCCACGCACAGCAGTTCTCACTGTTTCAGGTGCTTCAACAGCTAACGACACTGTCACCATCAACGGTGTAGTGCTTACAGCTAAGGCAGCCCCAGCAGCAGCAGGTGAGTTCGATGTGGAGGCTACAGGAACAGCGCAGGTAGACACTCTCGTTGCTCTTATCAACAACAGTTCTTACTACCTTGCAAGCGCAGGAGATGCTGCTGATTACTTTGAAGTATCAGCAGCAGACCGCGCTACTTGGGAGACTGCAGGTATCCGTGCTGTAAAGCTTTCAGCAACTGAACTCGAAGTAACAGGTTTCTCAACCCTTACTCTCGCGGAGGCTGGAACAGTTACCTCATGGGGAACTCAGAAGGAACACATGCTCGCAGGTGCTTACAACGCTGTAACCGTAGCTCTTCCATCGAAGGGTATGCGTTCAGACGAGAAGCCACTTGCAGCAGCGACTGGTTCAACAGGAACACACGGATTTGAACTCACAACTCTTCAGATGCACGATGCAGTTGTTTGGACAAACAGTGCTCCAAAGCTCGTAGATGTACTCGTAGTCTAACTACTACACTCAATCCTTCGGGGTTGAGTAGGGGACAGTCGCTCTCTGTCTCCTACTTAGCCTCGAAATATGATACAAAATACAGTTCAGACACTTATAGATTATGCAAAAGACCTGAGTGGACAAACAAATGCTCCAACAGCAAAGATACTTCGTGCACTTAATTTTGGGAAAGACCATCTATCAGTTATTAAACTCATGGTGGGGAGCAAATCAAACCCAGACTCATCAAATCAAACAGATCTCTCTAGGGTAACTGTTACTACGTCAGATACAACACTGAGCATCTCTGGTGGTGATCTTGAAAATAATGAAGCTCTCACATTTAGACACCTTGAAATAGCTACAGGAAGTACATACACTCGTCTAATCCCTATTGATTCTCGTGACTCGCAATATGAATATCTCCAAAATCAAACTGGTGAGCCAACACATTTTGATTTAGATGGTAATATCATACGGCTACTCCCTACTCCTGGTGGTTCGTATACATACAGACTTTCTTATGGACGTGTGCATCCAGGATTTTCTATTGATGCACTAACCGCAAGTACGGGGCTTCTTCCAAATGAAGAGGAATATGTTGCGTTATACGCAGCAGATCGCCTCATGATAGGTATGAGCGACACTGACCGCACAGCAGTACGAAATGAACTCACTATAAAAGCAGATGAAATTAAGAAGATGACTGCATTGAGGGATCAATCAACATCAAAAAGACTTAAACCAAAGGCAAGTACATTTAGTAGAAATCAATTTACACAGAATAAATACACAATATGAGCACACTACACTTAAAATCATTAGAAATTGCGCTTGATGCTGTTCTTGCACTTGGTACGTTGAAATTGTATCCAATGGCGACGACATTTACGCCAGATGCGGGGACAGATCAGTATTACTCAGATATTTCTGCTGAAGTAGCAAGTGGTGCTGCAGGGGTTACTCTTACGGGTGTTGTTACGACAATTGATACGGTGAATAATCGTGTTGAATTAGACACAGATAATGCAACAACAGGTACTATTACAACTACTACGAATAAGTATGCTCTTGTTGTGGACACAGGTGTGGCTGCAACAAGTCCTGTGCTCGCTACGATTGACCTTGTAGAGGGTACAATTTCAACAGTATCAGGTACAATTACGTTTACTGTAAACTCAGAGGGACATTTTGCACTTAAAGCAAGTTAAAGCATGGCTATAGCAGTAGAAACAATCGCAACAACAGCAATGGGAGGTGGGGCTACTATTACCAAACCCACCGGGCTTGCTGTTGGTGATCTTTTACTTGCAATCGTTGCAGACGACCAGTATGACTTTGATACACTTGGTACTCCAGCTGGTTGGACAACTCTATTTAGAAACTCTACTGGGTCTAACAAATATGGAGAGATACTAGCGTGCTATATTGTTGCAACTTCAACAGAAACCGCCGCATCTGATTTTACTTTCACAAATGCAGAGGGTGGAATCTTATATAGAATTTCTGGGGCGAGTGCAACCAACATGTCACAAGGGACTGGTGCCGTAATAGGAACTCAAAATCTAGTCATTGTCATTGGTGGTTCTGCGGATAATGATAGTGATGGAGCAACCTTTAGTGGTTACTCAATAACTGGTGGTGCTTCTCCGTCGTTCACAGAGAGGTTTGACAGTGCAAATGCTGCAAGCTTTAGATCGTCATTGGGTATTGCAGATGCAATATATAACTCTATCTCGAACATAACAGGGTTCAGTGTAACAATATCGCCTATTTCGGATAGTCTTGATGACGAATATTCAACAATCATTAAGATACCAGCAGTATTAAATGCAAGTGCTTCAAATGCACTGTATCAAACATCTCCAGTTGCCTTTGCAACATTAACAGGATCAACCCAGACAGCAACAATGAACCTTCTTCAAACGGAACCAGATGTATTTGAACAATCTGCAAGTGGCACAAACCCCACTGTTTGGTCTGCTGAATCAGAGGTAAGTACAACGTGGACTAATGAAACTATATGAGTCCAGAAGATAAGAAAAAACTAAACGACTTAGAACAGCGACTCATTGCGATTGAGACCGCACGTAATATTTCGTTCATTAAAGAGATTGAAAAGAGACTTAATATTGAGAGGTTGGGCATTGTTACGGGTGCTAGTTCATCTGGAACAGAAATAGCGGTACGTAATTCTTCAGATACAGGCAGTGAGACGGTAGCAGACGATTACGTTGGTGTGCTTACACTTTATAAGAATGGCGTTGCAATTGGACGCATAGGATACTACTCATAATATGGCAACATTCACTATTCCAAATAACGTAGGAGATATACGACAGGATAATCTTCGAGAAGAAGGGATGGAGCTTTTTAGTACCTATAATATTGATTTGATTTCTAATAAGGGGAAAATACTTACATCTAAAAAACTCGAAAAGATTTATTCCGCAGTTACTGATTTTGCAGCAGCATCTACATTCTCAGACCTTTTAGTATGGAATGGCTCATACTACGCTCTTACTGATGACGATTTATGGAAGAACTTAGATTTGACAGGTGCGTGGACAGTTGTTTCAGGTGGAGACTCAAGTGTTTACTCGACCATGTGTGTATTTGATGGACAGATTCGTATTGTAGATACTACAGATATACGTCGATATACAGGGTCTGGTTCAATTGTGGACAATTGGTGGACAAGTACCGTTTCGGGTACAGCACTTACTTCTAATGTTCCACATATAACCGCAACAGTACAGTCACAAAAAGAAACATTTTATGTTACGGATGGAAGTGTTGTTAGATATTACGAAAAAGGCGCTGCAAGTACGCAAAATGTTCAGCTAGATGCAGCAGTTGTCGCTTGTTGTCTTGCACCTGCTCTTGATGGTTCTATGTGGGTTGGTACATTCTATGAAAACGACTCAAATGCATATGTGTATCAGATTTACACTAACGAACAAGTTGGCGGAACTCCAGTATATCGTCAGGCGTTCCCCGTAGATGGTTCCGCTGTTCTTGCTATCTGGGTAAAGGACAATACGCCATACATCATAACTGAGAAGGGGGCAGTGCAGGCATTTAATGGTGTTGGTTTTACAACGGTAAATCGGTTCCCATTTTCTTTTGGTACTCGCACTCTTGCTGGTATTTCTCCTGGTTTGATACAAGACAGCAACAGAGCTCGCCCAATTCATCCACGTGGTGTGAAGTTTGTCCGTGACATTGCATTTATAAACATAAATACAGACAATGCAACAGACGCGTTTGCAATAAATTCACGTACTCATTCAGGTGTGTGGACTTTTGACCATACCACTAATCAGCTCACACACTACCTATCATACGGTGCAGAGGCAACGGATATTGGAGCGTTTTCAGCTGTAGACTCAGCACCACTCCTTGTGCTGGATAGTTCAGATGCAGAGGTTCTTGTTGCGGGTTCTCCAGTCTCCGCTGTAACAGATGCAGGACTGTATCTTTTTAGTACAGACTATGCGACAGGGATGTTTACGACATCAGAGATTACTTCTGATACAGTAACCGAGGCTTTTGATGCTCTCTACCATAAAGCAACTCTGTATGATGACGCAAGTATTTATACGCTCTACAGGACTACTAAGCGAGACACGATACGATGGACTGCGAACTGGACTGGGGCGCACACATTTACATCAACAGATGATTTGTCTGAATTGGCTGTCGGGGATTTGATTCTTGTTTCCCACAATTATGGTTCCGGGAACTGGTCTGTGGTAAAGGATATACAGCACTCGTCAACAACGTACACCGTGGATGTGTTGCATGACATTGGTCTTAACGGAGAGGAATCGGGTATCTTTTCAGATAACTTCAAGCTTATTGGATTTGATGAA